GGTAAAACCTAGGATTGTTCACACCCCGACTTTTTGTATTGTCTTTCCTGCTTATGTTGAAAGCGTTGACTAAACATCTTCTCTTGTCTTCTAAGCTCCCGACGATGATCGAGAAAACATGGATTAAACACCTGTGTTTGTCTCTCCGACCGAGGAAGTTGATTGAAATGCATCTTTTTAAGGGTGTGAGTTTACACTCGCAACAACCCCCATTCCCTAACTCTTAGTTTGCCCATCTATGTAAAATGAGGACAAGTCTCGCTGAGCAAGAACCAGTTTTGGGTTTGTACTGACAACAACACTCGATTGTGATTTTACACTTACTAATCGCCAGAATTCTTAAGTAGCGACTTCAACTGTTCCACCACGCTGGGCTTAAAGGCTTGACTGGAATTGTTTGCGGTACCTATTTTTGATACTTAGACGAACAGGTATTATCATTAGCAATCGACACGGTGGACGTGCCTTATCGACTAATGTGGTTCACTGACTCTAAGCCATTTCCCCACCGAGGGAGAAAAGAGTGACAAGGGCCTTTTATGGTCACCGAGCCCACAGGGCAGTTCTTACCATTTATGGAGGAATTAAAAAAGAACCTTCTGACAGAAGCAAAATGTCCATCTACCGTTGGAGGCAACAACGGCTTACCCACGCAGGGTCTAAATGCAACTCAGCTTGAGTATAACTGCAAGAACACTCGCGTAGAGTATAAAGAACCCCCATCCGATGAGGATGCAGAGACAGACATGCCTCAGTCTGTACACAGGGATGAAGAATCATTCCTTCGTGAGATAACCAAAGTGCTCATCGAGAAGCAGGATTTAAGACCCCTGCCACCTCAGAGCATGTTGGGACGAGCGCGAGAAGAAGTCCATACAACGGGGACTTCGAGCACCAAAGTGTTCAAACAAAGACCGATCTGGGATCAAAAGTGGCGCGACCGAAAACGCAGCAACAAGACCCCGGTGAGGATGTCCAGCCAAGAGAGACAAGAACGCAAGCAACACCTCCAAGAAAGGAAAAAGGAAGTGTTTCGCGCGAAGAACAATCTCTTCAGGTGCATCGACTATGAAGCCCTCTTCGCCACCGCGCATGAGGTTAAAGTCGAGTGCCCGTCTGTTGACAACTTTGTTGATACGTGCAAGAAGCTCCTCGAAGCAGTCAAAGGCTGTTTCAACAAGGACAAGAAAGCCATCGAGATACTACACAAGATCGATGCCACCGACCTTATCAAGACCTTGGTCGGTGTATGCTGTGGAATTGCAACTGCTGTCTTTGCATTGTCGTTCTACTCAGCCCCATCATTTGTGGGCTTTATGGCTATGTCACTGTGCGCACTGGGTACAACCTGGTGCTTCCACAAAGAAATCTTTGATTTCGCACAGGACAATATGTGGTACGCACTTGGCTGTGAGACGAAGCTGAGTGAGGTACGTCCGTTTACGGACATTGAGATGAAAGACCTCCTGCAAAGGAGGGACGAGTATGTTGCACGGAATGAGGTCGTACTCCCCGACGCAACTGCAGCACCTGCGCCTACGGGCGACCCAGGTGCATCGTCCACATCTCTTTCTTCTGGGAGCACATACAAGGACGCGGAGTCCCTGTTTGAGTCCTGGCACACGGGTGATGCTGAGTATGAGGGAGGTCCTTTCGACTTCCCGGGGCTCAGGATCAGCATGCTTGCAACCGACATTGTGACTGGTATCGGTGCAGCAATTGCTGACGTCTTCGGTATGAGCCAAAAGAAATCCCTTGCAAAGGGGATTGCTGAGGCGCCAAGAACCATTGACGGCATCCGGTACGTGATTGAGTGTGCAGTGAAGTTTTTCGCGACCCTGATCGATAAGATCTTTGGGTCGAGCTTCGCTGATATCTTTATCGAGTGTAAGGACTTGGATGAGTGGTCTCATGATGTTTTGTGTGTTGTTGACGAGCGGGGAAAGGGAAAGCTTGAGTTGACAGGTGACTCTGCTGACAGGATCCATAACCTCTGCAAAAGAGGTAGGGATATCCTTGTGAATAACAAGGACATGTCGCGCGGCAATATGGCGTTGCACAGAATGTGCACGACAGAAATGGCCAAACTGCAGATCATCTACAACAACGAAGGCATGACCTCGGCCTCCCGTCCTGTACCATTGTGCATTTGCCTGAAGGGCGCCTCGGGTGTGGGTAAATCTTACATTACGAAGGCTGTCTTGATGTCATTGGGCGCTATGGTGATGCCTGAGGAGAGGGCGAGGAAGTTCATCTCGAACTCGGACGCTGAGATCTGGAACTACTGTCCCGAAGAGAAGTATGCCAATGGCTACAAGGGGCAGTGGGCTTGCGTGATGGATGACATGGGTCAATTGATCGCAGCACCAGGTCAGAAGACTGATGGCTTGGCAATCATCAGGTTCGTGAACGCCAGTCCTTGCAAATTGGACATGGCGGAACTCCACAACAAGGGGAACACTAACTTCTCGTCGAGAGTTGTGTTTTGCTCGACCAACAAGTTTGATTTCTGGAATATGAATATCGAACAGCCAGAAGCCTTCCTTCGCCGGGTTGGCATCTGGGTCGAGTATTACCCGAAGCCCGAATATTGTACGGATGAAACCAGAAACCTGTCGAAAGGTCAGCGACGCCTTGATGTGTCGAAGATTAAAGACGGATGCTCTGAGGAAGTCGGTATTTTCGGGGTTCAAAAGCTTGTGGACGCGAAACAGCAGATCTGGGTCCCTGACAAAGAAATGGGATTCAGAGAGTTCGTGAACTTCTGCGCCAAGAGGTACAAGGAGTCGATGGCCCAGTACGGGGACTACTGCAGTGATCTGAAAAGGATCGCTCTGGAGGCCTTGGAAAGGAAAAACGGCTTTGAGTATGAGGGCATACTCAACTGGGCCTTCAAGAAGAAGGAGGTCCAGCCTTTCAAGAGCATTGGAGATGCTATCAAGAAGAAGAGAGAAGAAGTCACCGCGTGGACTGCAAAAGTCCTCACTGATTACGCAAATGGGAAACTGCGTGAGAAGATGAAGTGGATCGGCTTACTGCTCTTGTTCTTGTGTGGGATTGCGCTTGCTTTCGCCGGGCTGTTCAGCTTCCTTGGGGGAGTGTTCAGTTGGGGGCGTCCCAGGCGCAGGCACAAGGGGCCGGTGTTCACAGATCTCGACGGTTTTGTCGACGAGCTCTGTAAGAAGGAGCACCACCCCTGCCTGAAAGACGTCGAGACTTTCGGACCGCCTACCCAGGCGGGCAAGAACGTGGTGAAGAAAAAGATCACCAAGTTCATGAACAAATCCGGAAGCAGCACGTTTACGTGTCTTGGTCACACGTTGGAACTTGCGCATGTTCCGAGCGTGTTCAGCTATCATGCTGAACTATTCAGTGGAGAAAATCCACCCGCTCTGTTCGGAAACATGTTCTCGTCCAGCGTCCTGCGAAGGAATGTGTACCATATGTTCACGGCTGGCATGAACGTCGAGAAGGACGAGTCACAAGGGAAGGTGACTATGCTCCGGGGCCAGGTTGGTATGATGAACGCTCATTACGTGACTCAGATCCAAAACGCCCTCGACGCTGGCAAGGTGAAGCCAGAGAACAAGCTCATACTTGTGAAGCATGGAGGTGTTGGGAAGGTCCAGGTGCCCTATGGGCACTTTGTTGACCCCGCCAAGACCTACGTTGACATTGAAAGAGATGTTGCGTTTATCGCCTTTGGTGATTACATGCCGAACGCTCGGGATATCACGGGACTCTTTGTGGACAGAAATGTCTATGAGAAGAACCGGGATTTCGATGTGAGCCTCATTGCGCCTCGCTCCCCCGTGAGCTTGGCGATCCATGAGATCTGTTCGAGGCGACTCGACCGGCCCACTACGGTGGGCGGGAACGAGCACCGGCACCTTATGGTGTACGCTGCGCAAACGCAAGCGGGTGACTGTGGAGGTTTGATCTTCCTCAATGAAGGTGACCCGAAAAAGCGGATCGTTGGCATGCACATGGGTGGCCACACAGGGGATGGTGTCAAGTATGGGTTTGGCACCATCATCACCGGGGACTATGTCCAGAGTGCACTCGCAAAGCTGCCGTCGCAGATTGTGCGTGAGTACCCTGCAGAATGTAATGAGGAATTGAATCAACATGAAGCTTGTTTGAATGTTATTGGTGTCAGTGATGTGTTGGCTATCCAGCCTGAGAAGTCTGCCTATGTTAAGAGTCCAATGTTCGAGACCTTCGGGCCTGCGACAAAGGCTCTTGCGAAACTCTCCAAGTTCGAGAATGCTCGGGGAGAAAAGGTGCATCCGCTTGCGGAGGCACACAAAAGGCAGGTCACTGACAATGTTACCATCAATGAGGATGATGTTGAGGCTGTGAAGAATGATGTCGTGCGTGAATTGAAGAAATGCGTGAGGAACACGAAGCGTGTCTTGTCTTTCCGCGAGGCGGTGGAAGGAGCATCGGATCTCAAAGGTCTAAAGGCTCTTCCAAGACAGACGTCTTCCGGTTTGTTGGGGCTGAAGCATCCTAAACTTTTCAATCCTGGGAAGAAGGCTGCTTTCGGC